GATTTATTTGTGGATCATTTTGTGATTCATTCTGAGAGTCGAGAAGCTCTCATAGTTAATGGCAGTAAGGAGCAATTTGAAAGTAGATTGCGTGAGCTTGTGCAGACTGAGGTTAAAGATATTTTGATGGAACGTGTTAGATACTTTGAGAGACAAAGGGAGAAGCTTCCTAACGCTGGCCCCAAGAGATATGATCGACTCACTGATGCCCGTGATGCTCTAAAAGATTTGCACGACGATCTGGAGTTTTGGGGTGACATGTACAACGAGAGAGAGCAAGCATGAGTAATCATGAGATGGCTTTGGATGAGTTAAAGACTCTACATCAATACATAAAGAACACCTCTGAGACGAACCCTCACGACGTTGTGCGTCTTGTTGTGTCTACCTTTGTGCAAAGACTAGAGTGGGTTATTGATAAGTTGGAGGATGAAGATGACTTGTGATGAAATAGATGAGATGGAAGAGGCTATTCTTAGCTTTGTTAGAAGATGTTCCCGACAGTCCCTAGAAGATTTTATGTACTACTCACTTGAAGATAAGTGGGAGGGTGGTGATAAGAAGTCTGTCGAGGAGTTGATTAAGGAGTTTGATGAAGCATGAACGATACATTCTACAGAGCTATCAAGGCCCAGAAAAATCTTGATAAGTTCTATCCTGAGAGACACTGGCCTATTGGGTACACTCAGACACCTACTAAGCAAGCTATAAAGATAGCCACCCTGTACGGTACTGGCACTCCTATCACAAAGATCATGTCTGAACTTAATTTAACTAGGGATAGTGTAATGGCAGTAGTAAGGAGGTGCAGGAGACACTCAGAGAAATGAAACATCCTGTAACACACTGTTACAATTTAATTAACGTCAACCACTATTCTGTATGCTATAATCTATTTCAAATAGAGTTACATACAGATAACTATATATTTTATAACCAAGGAAAAAGTAATGAATACTAATGTATTTAATTTTGTTAACCACAATGTACATCCTCTTGATCAACTAGAAGTACCTGATATTGTTAATACAGTAATAGAAGCTAGACCTATGTTCTATACTAACATTGATGGTCATGCTTATATTGATACTACACGTAGAGGTTTACATGTGGCAGGTACTAACGAGCCACCTATCAATGTGGTTAAGCCTAGCTATAACTTCAAGGGTGCACAGTACGGTGATCTATACAATGCCATGATTAACATCTGTAAGGCATCAGGTATCAATTGTAAGGGTGCCTCTGTTAACTCCATGATGTCTCCCGATGGTGCCTTGGGTACAGTCACAGTCACACTGCCTGAGTATACCATAGAGACTGCCAAGGGTGATGCCAGTGTGTTCCAGATTAATGGGCGTACCTCATTCAACGGTGTATGGGCTGTTGTCCTACAGATAGGTGCGGTGCGTATGGCTTGCACTAATGGTCAGGTGTTCATAGATAACTTCAGCATGTACAAGGCGAAGCACACCATCAGCATGGATACTGAACATGCCCAGCGCAAGTTGGCTGCTGCACTCAACAGCTATCAGCATGAGGCAGACCGATGGAAGAACTGGACTCAGAACAGCATCACTAACCGCGAGGCATTCAATGTGTTCGCCATTGCAGCTAAGTGTAAGTTTGTATTGTCCAAGCCTACCATGTCTGTCACTGAGTTGATGGCAGAGCCAGAGGTGTACCGCAATCGCTCACTACAGTACATGTGGAACCAGTACACCACTGATGAGCAGAAGACACTAGGGTCTACTCACTGGGCTGCGTACAACGCTATGACCCACTGGAGTACACATGCTCCTGCTGCCAAGAAGACTGCTGAAGGTAGCATCCTAGCAATCAAGGCCAAGCGTACTGACTTTGTTCGACTTGCAGCCAAGTCACTCGCAGCGTAAGGTAGTAACATGCAGAACATAATTGATGTGTCGAATCATATTCTCAAGTATTCACAAGTCTATACACTAGAGGCTCCAGTGACTAACCTTGTGCGTGAGGAGGCACTTCAGTTATGCCTTAAACATGGCGAGGAGTTTGTGATAAACTACATTGAAAACTACTTAACACTGGAGGAAACACATGAGTGCGACTGACACAGAGGCAGAGTTCTACTCCGAACTGGACGATTGGTGGGCGCAGTTGTGGGCATTACGAATAACCACAGTCACCCCATCATCAAGAGTCAAGATGAAGTTCTTTGATTTTGTCAGAGACAGGTGCGCTGAAGTAGGATGCTGGCGTATCATGGATGATGACTTGGGAAGATTGTTCAGTGACTTTTTGGATGAACTACTACATGACTAAAATATTCATGACAGAACAAGAGTACTCTGCTTTCACTACCTCAAAGTATATGGGATTATTGTACGAGAATAAGTGTGCAATTGTTTCGTGTACTAAACAATTTAGTGGCAACAATTTGTTGGTAGAGTTTAGTGAAGCAATTGATCTTGATATTGAAAAAGATGTTTACATTCCCTTCATTAGGGAGTATAATAACTTTACCTTAAATGAAACATAGGAGTTTTATATGAACCCACCCAACATTGTAGAGGGACAGGTTTACTACCCACACTTGGTAGTTCCTAATTTGAACTATGATAAAACAGCTTCTTGGTATGAGCTATTCCTAGCTGTATCAGATGATGTCTTTGATATGTTTAAACAGGCAGGATTCTCAGAGTCTTTCTTGGTTGCAGCGGGAGGTAAGAACTTTACGCCAGACCCTGTGATTAAGTTTGCTACATGGGCACACAACTCAGATGGGACTCAGATCACACCACCTATTGTGGTTGACAAGGACAAGAACCCAACTGATGTTTCTATCGGCAACGGCTCTACCATCGCAGTCCAATGGGCTAGGAAGGAGTATGGTAAAGTAAATAAGATAGTTCGACCACAGCTACAGGCAGTTCAGATCCTCAATCTTATTGAGCGAGGTGACATTGCATCTGCTGCACCTGTGAATCTAGAATCACTAGCATTTTAAAGGAGCTACTATGAGTGAAGAGGCTAAGGGCTGGACTTTTACAGCCGACGATGGCACCTATGCTGTAGAGAAATTTACGGATGAGGGTAAGCTTGCATTCAATCTTTTGCTGGAGACAGACAAAGAGTTGAGGGCAGCACAGAAGACTGTGGCTAAACTAGACATGGCACTCAGGGGATTCAATAGTGCTGTAGCTGGGCAGTTAACTAAAGATATGTTAGTAGTAGAAGAAAAAGAGGAAGAAGAGTTTGCGGGTTTCGCATCTTAAACACAGGGGCTACGGCCCCTTTCTTTTAGGAGGAAGTCTTGACATTTGTAAAACTGCATCAGCCATGCCCTGAGTGTGGCTCAAGCGATGCTCTATCTATCAATGAAGACGGTAGTGCATTTTGTTTTTCATGTAATGATAGGTTTAGTAGCAGACAATACAATCAGCTAACAGGTGAAGAGCCTGTGGGAGAAAGACAAATTAACGTAATAAGTAACGAGCCTCTGACATTCGCAGAGGAAGGTGAGTACGTTGCCCTCAGAGATCGGGGTATATCACAGGACACTGCCAAGAAGTATGGTGTTCGATGTATGACAGACTCTGATGGTTCAATAATTAAACATCTATACCCTTACTACAAAGACAAAGAGATTGTTGCCTATAAGGAAAGGGTTCTTGGATCTACAGGAAAAGAAAACTTCTTTACCAGAGGAGCAATCAAAGAGTCAGGCTTGTTTGGTGAACACATCTTTCAATCAGGAGGCAAGTATGTCACCTTGGTTGAAGGAGAGTGTGACGCTATGGCAGCTTACGAACTACTAGGTTCTAAGTGGCCTGTAGTAAGTATCCGTTCAGGTGCTAATGGTGCAGAGCGTGATGTTAAATCCTCACTAGAGTACCTAGAAAGCTTTGACACAGTGATCATTAACTTCGATGAGGATAAGGCAGGGAGGGAAGCAGCGAAGCGTGTAGCTCGTCTACTGAAGCCTAGCAAGGCTAAGATCATGTCCCTCCCTGAAGGATTCAAAGATGCTAATGACATGCTCAAAAAGCAGGATCACAGGAACTATGTGCAAGCATGGTGGGCCTCCAAAACTTATACACCGTCTGGTGTTCTTAGTGTTTCAGAGAACAGGGACAAGTATAAGAACAGGGAGAAGGTGCAGTCATTTCCTTTTCCTTGGGAAGGTTTGAATGAGAAGCTAGAGGGATTACGTCATGGTGAACTGATCACACTGACGGGCGGTACTGGTCTAGGCAAGTCAAGTGTTACACGCGAACTAGAACACTGGCTAATTAAAACTACACCTGACAATGTAGGAGTGATCGCACTAGAAGAAACATTCAACAGGACTGTCGATGGCATTCTTTCTATTGAAGCAAATGCCAAGCTTCACATTGACAGGATAAGAGATCAGTACACTGAAGAAGAATTAGATAAGTTCTTTGATGTGATGTACGATGGTGAGAACAACAACCGTGTCTGGATTCATGCTCACTTTGGTGCCAATGACATTGACTCTATATTCAGCAAACTAAGGTTCATGATCATAGGCTGTAACTGTAAGTGGGTAGTCATTGACCACCTCCACATGCTTGTGTCTACCACAGTTGAAGGAGATGAGCGTAGATCCATTGATGCTATCATGCACCGCCTCAGAACCCTTGTAGAAGAGACAGGAGCAGGCGTTATACTTGTGTCTCACCTTCGCCGTGTCGATGGTAACAAAGGCCATGAGAATGGAATAGAGACAGGTCTGAGCCACTTACGGGGCAGTCAGTCTATTGCACAGTTGTCTGATTGTGTCATCTCACTTGAACGTAACCAGCAATCTGATGATCCACTAGAAGCTTCGACAACCAGAGTACGCATCCTGAAGAGTAGGTACACAGGTGACGTAGGATTAGCTACGCAGCTTGTATTTGACAATGAGACAGGTAGACTCAGTGAGGTACAGGGGGATGACATTAGTAACTCCCCGTCTGAAGACAAAGAAATAGCACTGGGGTTTGAGTAATGAAATTAGTTTTCGACATAGAGACAGATGATCTAGATGCTAAAAAGATATGGTGCATCGTCGCTAAGGATTTAGTGACTGAACAACTGTATACCTATGGGCCTGATCAGATCGAAGAAGGATGTAAATTACTTTGTAGTGCTGATGAATTAATTGGTCATAACATCATAGGGTTTGATCTGCCTGTACTTAGGGACTTGACAAGGTTTAAGACACTGGGTGTAGGACAAAAGATCGTAGACACTCTGGTACTCTCAAGGCTATTTGATCCAGTGCGAGAGGCAGGACATGGACTGAAGGCTTGGGGATACAAGCTAGGCTCATCTAAGATAGAGTTTGATTCTTTTGGTGGCGGCTTCTCCTCTGAGATGCTGGACTACTGTATACAAGATGTTAATTTAAATCTAAAGGTATATTATGCACTGAGGGAAGAGTCCCGTGGGTTCAGTAAAGAGTCATTAGAAATCGAACATGCAATTGCAGACATACTAAAGGAGCAAGAGCGTCATGGATTTTTATACGATGATATGGCAGCAGAGTTACTTCTTGCTGAACTACGCGAGGTGGTCGCTAAGACAGAGGCCAAGGTTAAGCATGTCTTTAAACCAAAAGTCACAAAAACAAAGCTCTATCCAAGAGTCACAAGACAGGGAAACCTAAGCAAGATGGCAGACTCTTGCTCTTTCGCTAGTGGTACTGGAGTCAGACTGACCAAGGCAGAGCATGACTTGATGACTTTGAAACTATCAAAGGCAAACTACTGTGTAGAGGAATGCTCACCTGTGATACGCAGCAGATCTAAAGACTTTAATCTAAGCTCTAGGCAGCAGGTTGGTGAGTACCTTCAAGACTTTGGGTGGAAGCCTACGGAGTTTACTGCACACGGTAGACCTATAGTAAATGAGAAGACACTAGCAGAGGTCAAGGGTATACCTGAAGCTGATCTGATAAACGCATACCTTATGTACCAGAAGCGTGTTACTCAAATTGTTTCTTGGGGAGATGCGGTTGAGGAGGATGGCAGGGTGCATGGCTTTGTCATACCTAATGGTGCTATTACAGGACGTATGACACACCGTGAACCTAACATGGCTCAAGTACCTAGTTCTAACTCACCCTTTGGTGGCAAGTGTCGCGCACTGTGGACGGTTCCACAAGGGCATAAGCTTGTAGGTATTGATGCTAGTGGCCTTGAACTTAGAATGCTTGCTCACTATATGGATGATCAGGAGTACACAAATGAAATCATTAACGGAGACATCCACACTGCTAACCAAAAACTTGCGGGACTTGAATCAAGAAATCAGGCTAAAACATTCATCTATGCACTCTTATACGGAGCAGGAGATGAAAAGCTTGGCAGCGTGGCAGGTGGAGGTAGATCGGTTGGTTCAAGACTTAGACAATCTTTCTTCGATAATCTTCCAGCATTCAAGAATCTTAAAAATAGAGTTGCAAGAGCGGCAGAAGATGGCTACATTAAAGGAATAGATGGCAGGAAATTATTTGTTAGAAGTCAACATGCTGCTCTCAATACTTTACTTCAGAGTGCTGGAGCTATTGTAATGAAGAAGGCTCTTGTTATACTTAACGACAAGATCAAGCAGCAGAATCTGGACGCACACTTTGTGGCTAATGTTCACGACGAGTGGCAGATAGAAGCAAGAGAGACAATAGCAGACGCTGTAGGCAATCTAGGCGTTGAGTCAATACGAAAAGCAGGTCTTTATTTTAATTTAAATTGTCCGTTGGATGGAGAGTACAATGTCGGAAGCAACTGGTCAGAAACACACTGAGGAATATCGGTGGACTTATGCACGTACAAACTCAAAGGGAGAAAAAATATATAGGCATGATACAAATCAAACAGTAGAGTTTGTAATGGATTACCTAGACTCCAGAGGCATTGAGTACGAACTAAAGCAAGGGGCCAGTATGTTGTGGGTCTACAACAATGACAAGGCTTATTCTTATTACTATACTACTGGTCGATGGGCACCTTATAAAATAGGATCACTACCTAAGATGCACTTTTCTTCTAAAGGGATTATGGATTTTGTAGAAAGATTTTTGACTAAGTACGACAAGAAAGAAGAGCCTGAACAGAAACGCATTAATCCTAGAACAGGAAAGCCTTACTACTACAAAGATAATCCTGATAAATGCAAGGCCCGTGCAGCTAGGAACAGCCTAACTAATATGTATGTAGATGGTAAGTATGTGTCTAAATCACACCCTCTGTACAAAGCAGGTAAGTACTCAGGATTTTCTGACGTAGCATTTAGTTCATTAGAGGGTTACGGAAAATCTAAGGCAGGTTATATATACATCATGCATAGTGCTTCTTTCCCCGGTTGGATTAAAGTTGGAATGGCTATGGACGCTGAAGACAGAATAAAACAATTCCAAACAGGATCACCCTACAGAGACTACGAGTTAATCAAGTCTTATAAAGTAGAGGACAGAAGAGAGGCAGAAGCTATGGCACATAAAGAGCTATCGGCTAAAGGTGTTGGTCGCAAAGGTGAATGGTTTTACATGAGCCACCCTGTAGCTACCGACAAACTAGATAAAATATTCCCAGAGGCACATCAGTTTGAACTCTTCTAAAGATCTTGGCACCTTAGTAGATGACATCTATTCTAAAATAGAAGTTCTTTCTAGTGGAGAGGACATCGAACTCACCGATGAGATGATCTCAGACTTTGGTGAAAGCATGAAGGCTGCGTTGGTACATTGGTGTACTCCCAAGAAACAGTCAAAAGGTTTGCGTATGAGCAACATAGGCAGACCTACAAGACAGTTATGGTACGAGCAGAAAAGTGACAAGCCTCCCCCGCCTCTCAAAGCACCGACTCACATTAAGTTCCTATACGGTCATCTGCTAGAAGAAGTACTCCTCTTGTTAATTAAGATGTCTGGACATGATCTCAGTGACGAGCAGAAAGAAGTTGAAGTAGATGGTATCGTGGGTCACATGGACTGTAAGATAGATGGAGAAGTAGTAGACATCAAGACTGCATCTAACTTTGGATTTAAGAAGTTCAAAGAAGGTACTCTCCATACCGACGATCCCTTTGGTTACATGTACCAGCTTGCAGGTTACGAGGCTGCTGAAGGGACAAACAATGGTGGCTTCTTAGCTATCAACAAAGAGACAGGAGAACTTGCATTATTTCGTCCGGGAGACTTGACAAAACCTAATGTAGGGACTAGAATAGATGTACTAAAAAGTAATCTAAAATCTGACACCCCTCCTGAACGATGTTACACTCCTATCCCTGAAGGAAAGAAAGGCAACATGCGCCTTGGATCTGGCTGCACTTACTGTGGTTTTAAGAATCAGTGCTGGTCAGACTCTAATAATGGTAGAGGACTTAGAGCCTTCAAGTATTCCAACGGTATAAAGTATTTCACAAGGGTTACATCTACCCCTAATGTACAGGAGTTGTTCGTTTAATGAGTCCAAAGATATGCAAAAGAATTAGCAGGCAGACAGATGCCCTGCTACTTAATTGGTTAAAAACTCTTGTGCCTGAAGAGGAACATGATAAAGTTAATTTAAATAACGTGCATCAGTTCTTACCTGCACAAAATTACTTCATGGTCAGGAGGACTTTAAGATTAAGTTTCTACTCTCCCAAGTGGGTACGCAAGTGTATAAAGAAACTAGTCAAGCAAGGTAGAGAAGTTGAAAGTATAGATATGGAAGATCTACAAAGGTTGGTGACTCATTAAAACTAAAAGTGGTTGGCGAAAACCTAGAGTCCCTAGACCAAGGCTTGTAAAGAAAGATGGTAACAAGTATGACTCTATCTGGGAGATGGTTCTGCATGAATCAATCTTGAAAGATTGGGAGCATCATACAGAGCATGTACCGTATGTTATTGAGCATAAGTATGAGCCTGACTTTGTTAGAAAGATTGGCAGAAAGACTATACTACTTGAGTCTAAGGGTAGGTTCTGGGACTTCCAAGAGTACAATAAATATATATGGGTGAAAAAAATACTCCCCAAAAGCACAGAACTGGTATTCTTGTTTGCTAATCCATCAGCCCCTATGCCGGGAGCCAAGCGCCGTAGAGATGGTACTAAGAGATCACACGGTGAATGGGCTACAGCTAATGGATTCAGGTGGTTCAGTGAGGACAGTATACCTGACAGTTGGATTGATAAGAAAGCTAGAGAGTCTGAAGACTACAAGAAGCGTAACGATAAACTAAATGTGGAGATGCAATGAAGAGCATTGATGACGCAACACCAGAAGAGTGGAACAGATTGAACAAGAGACACAGAAAAGATTTGGCTTGGATAGATGATGAGTCTGATAATGAACCTAATGATCACCCTGTGTTTGGTGAAAACATACCTGATAACAGCACTAAGTTTGATAATGTCAATAGACCAGAACATTACAACAACGGAGGTATGGAGTGTATAGACGCAATCAAAGGAATGCTGACACACGACGAATACATTGGTTACTTACGAGGTAATGCACTTAAATATAACTGGCGCTGCCGCTATAAAGGCAAGCCCATAGAAGACTTGCGTAAGGCGCGTTGGTATGAAGAGCGTCTTATATCGTACATGGTGGAGCATCCCAGTGAGTATCTACGATAGAAAAGCAGAGCGTATAGAAAAGTTTCATAAAAAGAACAAAGCTAAAGATAAGAAACAAAACAAAGCACGTACACGTAGCTATAGGCAGTCTCAACTGAAAGAAAAGGATGACTTGGATGACATTAAAGATTGGAAAGCAGGATTACTTAGGGATACAGATTGATTATGATAGAGAAGAACTGCTTGATACTTTTTCTTTAGAGACACTGAAAGATCGCTACTTTTGGGGAGATGAGACACATGCACAAGAAGCCTTCGCAAGAGCGTCCGTCTATGGTGCAACGTATCAAGGACATACTGACTACAATCTTGCACAGCGACTTTACGGTTACGCAAGCAAGAGTTGGTTTGGTTTTAGCACTCCTATACTTAGCAACGGGGGAACCACACGTGGTTTACCTATTAGCTGTTTTCTCAATTATGTTCCTGATTCAAGGCGCGGTCTTTCTGATCACTATGATGAGAACATATGGCTGGCAAGTGGCGGTGGAGGCTTGGGTGGATATTGGGGTGATGTTAGAAGTAACGGCGTTTCAACTTCTAACGGTAGTCAGTCTACTGGTAGCATTCCATTCATGCACGTAGTTGACAGTCAGATGCTTGCCTTTAATCAGGGCGTGACAAGGAGAGGTTCTTATGCTGCATACATGGACATCACTCACCCAGAAGTTGAAGAGTTCATCGCTATGCGGAAGACTACTGGCGGTGATCTTAATCGTAAGTGTCTTAACCTACACAACGGAATTACAATAACAGATGACTTTCTTGCTGCTGTAAGAAACGATGATCAATGGCGACTGATAGATCCTAAATCTAAACAAGCAATCAAAACTTTAGCTGCTAGAGACTTATGGTGGCAGCTAATACACACAAGAGCAGAGACAGGTGAACCATACATAGTAAACCTAGATCGCTGTAACGAGGCTCTACCGCAGTCTCAGAGGGACATGGGACTACAGGTACGTCAGAGTAACTTATGTTCTGAGATCACGCTACCCACCAGTGAAGAGCGTACAGCAGTGTGCTGTTTATCTAGTGTTAACCTAGAGTATTTTGATGAATGGAAAGAAGACGATGTATTCATCAGTGATCTTATTGCGATGCTTGACAATGTTATAGAACACTTTGTTGATAATGCTACACAAGGAGAACATGCGTGTCGCTTTTATGACACCTTTGAGGAGTTTAGTAAAAATGTTAAACAAGATAAAACAGGCTTTGCAAAAGCCGCTTATAGCGCATATAGAGAACGGGCGATTGGTCTTGGAGCGATGGGTTTTCATAGTTACCTTCAACGTAATGGAATCCCTTTTGAAGGAATGTACGCCGCCAGCTTCAACAATAGAGCGTTTAAACTCATCAAAGAAAGATCTCAGACAGCTTCCCGGATTCTGGCTAGAAACCGTGGGGAGGCTCCTGACATGGCTGATAGTGGCCTGCGTAATTCCCATCTCCTTGCTATTGCCCCTAATGCTAGTAGTAGTATTATATGTGGTGGAACAAGCCCTTCTATTGAGCCTACAAGGGCTAACGTATTTACGCACAAAACTCTCACGGGATCGTACAAAGTAAAGAATAAGTATCTGGAGGAACTGCTTGAAGACAGAGGAATTAATAACGAACAAACGTGGAAAGATATTGCTGCTGCTGAAGGCTCTGTTAAAGACTTGGAAGAACTCACGGAAGAAGAAAAGGAAGTATTTAAAACAGCGCCTGAACTTAACCAGATTTGGGTCATCGAACACGCCTACCAGCGACAGAAGTACGTCTGCCAAGCGCAGTCAGTAAACCTGTTCTTTGAACCACCACCAGCTACTGCACCACAGGAAGTACATGATGAGTATTTGGAATATGTTAATCATGTTCATTGGACAGGAGCTAACAAACTCAAATCTATGTATTACCTGCGAACTACAGCGGCTAGAAATACAGAGAATGTTAACATTAAAATCCCAAGAATTAACTTAGAAGAGGAGTGTCTAAGTTGTGAAGGATAAAATAAAAAAAATTAAAGATATGATAGACTACTACGATCTAGCTGAAGATGAACGTAGATTAGAATTAAGAATATATAAAGTAA